AACAAACTTAAGTTTAAATAGATAATATTAAAGGAGAATAATATGGCTTTTTCCGTAAGTCCTTCCGTAATCGTTCGTGAGGTGGACGCATCTGCAGCGGTACCAGCCATCGCAACGCCACCTGCTGCTATGGCAGGTGTTTTTAGATGGGGTCCAGTTGGCGAAACAGTTCTTGTTTCCTCTGAGAACGAATTAGCTCAGCGTTTTGGTAAACCAAATGATTCAAACTACGAAACATTTTTCGTAGCTGCTGACTATCTTTCATATGCAAACGCACTATGGGTTGTACGTGTTGACAACTCTGCAACAAAAGCTGTAGGTTATAGTACCTTAGTTTTAGATGAGAGTGGTAGTGTTGATACTGGAAATTCTGTAGTGGGTGCATTCGAAGGATTATATCCAGGCGATTTAATTAATGGCGTCGAAGTTTCTTACGCTAAATCAACAGATTTTTCAAATGCTGTAGCTGCAGTAGGTGACTTGATCGATGCACAAACGTTCGCTACACCTGGTGGCGGCGGTACTGCACAATCACTAGATTGCACAGTTAGCTACAACGATACTTCGTTAACTCTTCTTGTTACAGATGCTGATCAGCTTTCTGCAGTTAGTGCCGGTGATACTATCGAAATCGGTAACGACTCAGTCGGATATCAGAATATCACAGCTTCTGCTTGGACAGAAACTGCGCTGGATCAGTTCGGCGACGAAACAGCTAACACGGTTCTAATTTCTTACTATAAGTATGATGTTACACTAGCAACTCCTTACAGATTGTTTGAGACAGAACCAAGCAAACTTAAAATCACTCGCAAGTGGAAAGATGCTTCTGCATTCGGTAAAGCGCCTTCAACAGGCAACTATCACATCCTCGTTAGAGATACATTAGGAACACTTACTGGTCAAGCCGGTGAGATCTTAGAGATTTATACCGATGTTTCAACATCACCGACTGCTACAAACCCTGATGGTTCAACTAACTATTTCGTAGACGTAATTGATAATAGTTCAGAGTGGATTGCTGTAGCAAACAGTGCTTACCTAGTAGCTACTACAACTGGTTCAGAAACTGTAACAAACGGTGGCAATGGTGCTTCTGAAAGTAATGCTACAACAGCTTCTCTTGCAGCAGCCTACGATCTATTCGCTAACGCTAACGAGATCGATCTTTCCTTCGTTCTACAAGGTAAAGGTGATCAGGCAGGTGTGCTAGCTAATTACATCATCAGCAATATTGCAGAAGTTAGAAAAGACGCAGTAGCGTTCCTATCACCATCTAAGGCTGACGTAGTTGATGAGAACAAAGTCAATACTAAGATGGCTAACGTAATTGCATATCGTAATAGACTACAAAACACTTCTTACGCTTTCATTGATAGCGGTTACAAGTACAGATACGACAAGTATAACGATAAGTACCGTTGGGTTCCTCTAAACGGTGACATGGCTGGTCTCGCTTCTCGCGTAGAACCTTTCGAGTCTCCTGCAGGTTTCCGTAAGGGTGTAATTAAGAATGTCGTTAAACTAGCTTTCAATCCTAATAAAGCACAGCGTGACCAACTTTACAGCGCTGATGTTAACCCAGTAATGTCACAGGTTGGACAAGGTATTGTTCTATTCGGTGATAAGACTGCATTAGGACTTACAAGCGCATTTGACAGATTGAACGTTCGTAGATTGTTCATCGCTGTTGAGAAAGCGATTGCTAATGCCGCTCAGTCATTCTTGTTCGAACTTAATGATGAATTCTCACAGACACAGTTCAAAAATATCGTTGAACCGTTCCTAAGAGAAATTCAAGGACGCCGTGGTATTATCGATTTCAGAGTAGTTTCAGATTCTACTGTAAATACTCCTGCTATTATCGATCAGGGTAAATTTAGAGCGAATATCTTCATCAAGCCTGCACGTTCAATTAACGTCATTGAGCTTACCTTCGTAGCTACAAGAACAGGTATTGAATTTGAAGAAATCGTTGGCTCGATTTCATAATAAATATTAATTAAAAGGAGAACGAGAACATGGCATTTAACATTAACGAGTTTAAGTCGCAGCTAGTAGGCGGTGGCGCTCGTCCAACATTATTCCAAGTTCAAATTCTAAACCCTGTAGCTCCTCAAGCCGACTTTAAAGTGCCTTTCATGGTTAAGACTGCTGGTCTTCCAGCTTCAAACCTAGGTTCTTTTACAGCACCTTATTTCGGTCGTCAGGTAAAATACGCAGGTGATAGAACATTTGAAGATTGGACTGTAACAGTCATTAACGACGAAGATTTCTTAATCAGAAATGCTATGGAAGCTTGGTCAAATGCGATCAACTCTCATGACGGAAACCTTCGTTCATTGCCTGCTGATTATAAGTCAAACGGTCTTATCACTCAATACAGTAAAGACGGTGATCCTATCCGTACATACGTTTTTGAGGGATTATACCCAATCACTATTGATCAGATTGCGATGGATTGGTCAACGACTGACGCTATTGAAGAATTCAACGTAACGTTCCAATACGACTTCTGGAGAGTTGAAGGAACAACCGGAATTCCGACTACATAATTTAGGAATATAGAATGAAAATTTTTGGCTTCGAGATCAAGAGGCCTGAAGACGAGAAAGGCAAAGAGCCGATCTCGTTTGTCGAGCCTCAAAACGATGATGGAGCAATTACTGTTTCAGGTAATGTGCTCGGTGGATTTTATAATACAATTCTCGATATGGAAGGATCCGCTAAGAGCGAGTCCGAACTTATTACTAAGTACAGAGCGATGGCTATGCAGCCAGAAATCTCTCAAGCTATCGATGATATTGTAAATGAAGCCATTAGCGTAGATATTAGCGAGCAGGTAGTTGAGATTTCTCTTGGAGAAACTGAACTACCTGAAAAAGTAAAAGAGAAGATCGTCGACGAGTTTTACAACATATTAGCGTTATTGGATTTTTCTAATAACGCTTATGATATGTTTAGTAAGTTTTATGTTGACGGTAGACTGAATTATCACATCATTATTGATCCTGATAATATAAAGAAAGGTGTAACTGAACTAAGATATGTAGATCCACGAAAATTAAAACTTATTCGTGAGATTGACAATAAACAAAAAGATGCTCATTCTGGTGCTCCTACAAAAAGAGTTAAGAATGAGTACTATCTATATTCTGAATCTGGATTTAATACAACGAGCTCGAGTGGTTCAACGACCGGTTTTAGGATTGCAAAAGACTCTATTGCTAGAGTAACTTCAGGATTGATGAACGAGAATAACAGTCTCGTTCTTTCTCATTTGCATCCAGCGATTAAACCTCTTAACCAACTTCGTATGCTCGAAGACGCTACTGTTATCTACACATTAACGAGAGCGCCTGAGCGACGTATTTTCTATATTGATGTTGGTAACTTGCCAAAGAATAAGGCTGAGCAATATCTTCGTGATATGATGACTCGCCACAAGAACAAGTTACAGTATAACGCATCAACTGGTGAGATTTCAGATTCTCGCAAGATGATGACAATGACTGAAGATTTTTGGTTCCCACGACGTGGTGGTGAACGTACGACAGAAGTTGATACATTAGCAGGTGGTAGTGCTCAAGGATTGAGTACTGACGACAACTTACAGTACTTTCAGCGTAAGCTTTATAAAGCGTTGAAGGTACCTATTAGTCGTTTAGAACCAGAAACTATGTATGCCTTCGGTCGTACTGGTGAAATTAGTCGTGACGAAGTAAAATTTAGTAAGTTTATTAGAAGAATTAGAACACGCTTCTCTTGGCTATTCAATATGATTCTTGAAAAGCAACTAATTCTAAAAGGTATTCTAACACCTGAAGAGTTTGATGAAATAGTTAACGACATTCGTTATGACTTTATTCAGGATAACTATTTTACTGAACTTAAAGAAACTGAAATTCTTCGAGAAAGATTAAATACGCTTCGAGACATTGAAGATCATATTGGTAAGTACTATTCTAGAAAGTGGGTTATTACAAATGTTCTTCAAATGACAGAAGAAGAGTATAAAGAAATACAAGATGAGATAAAGCAAGAAAAAGCTGATCAAGAACCTGAAGATGACGCTGATTCTGACGCTGATCTCGACATGGCGATGGACGGTGAAGAAGAAAAAACTAAGAAGCCTGCAGCCAGAACATTACTTTCAAACGCGAACAACCCTGTTGTCGCAAAACGAAGTAACAAAACTTAAATTGCTTTGTTTATAAATAATTGATATAAATTGTGTTTATTAGACAAACTATAGGGACTTAATATGAAAACTTTTAAGAAAATTCTTTCTGAAGTAGCGCAGCCAAAGTCTGCTGAAGAAAAGAGATTCAAAGATCAACATACCATTGAGTTGATCAAGCACCCTGTTGCACTTGATTCTCAATTCACAGGAGAGGTTGAAGGACTAACTAAGAAAAAGCGTCCTGCTGATCCTGCTCAGGGAGAAGATTCTACAAAATATGATGCAGCTTATGCCGTAAAAGATAAGCAATTTAAGATGCCTCGCAACATTGACGAAGAAGCAGAGCTTGATGAAATTTCAAAGAAGACTCTCGGTTCTTATGTGAAAAAGGCTGGTTCTAGTATGGCCGCTCACGGTGTTGCTGTTGGTTCTGGAAGAAACACAGACAAATCATCTAGAGCCATGGCTAATAGAATGAAAGGTATGAACAGAGCGGCAGATCGTTTGACTAAAGAAGAAGTCGAACTTGAAGAAGGTCGCAACGAAGTCCTTAAAAGTCTTGAAGCTTTAGCAAAGAAAGGCGGAATGGACAAGAAAGATTATCAAAAAGCTCATGATCTTTACAAGGCCAACAAACTAGAAGATCTCAAGAAGCACATCTATTTCTTAGATACAGAGCCAAGCGAAATGATTGCTGATGCTATTGCTAGAAACGATTCTAAAACATTCAACAGCATGTATCCTCGCGCTGGTTCTAACGACTATATCAGAAGCATCATTCTAAAACATCCAGTAAAAGAAGGTATTACATTCAGAGGTCTAATCGATAAGATCGTAACTGAAGACGTAAACCTTAACGAAAATCCTGATGAAGAAATTCCAATGATGATGAGACAACTTCACTTCATCGGATACGCTGCTGACGAGATTTTAGAATACCTAGCAATCGACGGATTAGATCCAGAAGAGTGGTGGCAGAACAAACTAGCATATGCTTTTGCTCAAATGAAGAGTCTACACGCTTATGTCGAAGGTGACAAGCACATGATGGGTGGTGATCATGATCACGACGATATAATGGCAGCTTATGAGAGTGTAGAAGAAGAACTTCTAGATGACGAAGAGCTAGACGAAGAAACTTTAGAAGAAGCAAATTTCAAGCCTGGTAATCTTAAGCTCACAAGTAAAGAAACAGTAAAACTCTCTATGGAAGACGCCAAAACACTCAATGTCATGATGAAAAAACTTAATGACAAAAATCGTAAAGAGATGGAAGAAACTTTGATGTCGAACAAGAAAGGCTTCAATGAAATTCTAGCATTCGCCAAAGAGGCTGGCGTATAAATATTTTAAAAATAGGGTAAAATAATATGAAACTAATTACCGAAGTTAATGAGAGCTGCGAAGTAATTACAGAGGCAAATGCAGAAACCGGGAAGAAGGCATACTTCATCGAAGGTATTTTCATGCAAGGCGACATTAAGAATCGCAACGGTCGCATTTACCCATCAGACACTCTTGAAAAAGAAATGAAGCGCTATCATACAGAATTCATTGAACCAAAAAGAGCGCTTGGCGAGTTAGGACACCCAGACGGACCAACAATTAATGGAGACCGCGTTTCACACTTAATCACAAGCATGAAGCGCGAAGGAAACGATTTCTATGGTAAGGCTAAAATTCTTAGCACACCAATGGGGGAGATTGTAAAATCACTTCTTGACGAAGGTGTTAAAATTGGAGTCTCAACGAGAGGTTTGGGTTCTGTTAGAGAAAGAAATGGTGTGATGGAAGTTCAAAACGATTTTCATCTATCAACCGTAGACATCGTAACTGATCCCTCAGCTCCAAACGCATTCGTTAATGGAATCATGGAGAACAGAGAGTACTATTACGATATCGCTTCTGGATCTTGGAGAGCAATGGAAGTAATTGAAGAGATCGTTGAAGAAGTGGAGAAAAAAGTTAATCGAGTAGTACGCAAAATTGATGAAGAAACGGCAGCAAGAATGTTTGAAACATTCGTTCGTTCTTTGAGAAAATAACTTTTTAATAAATAATTTACAGTTAAGATTAATTTGTATTCAAAACAATTAAAGGAGAATAATTATGGCAGACGATAAAAAAGCATTCGTTGCTGACGATGGCGTTTCAACGGTACCAGGTCCTGTAACACCGGCCGGTGGCGAAGACAAAATGCACGATAAGAAAAAGAAAGAAGAGCCAAAAGGCCCAGCTGTTAAGACTCCTGGCCAAGAAGGTGCCGGTAAGCCTGTACCTACAGCCGAAGAAGTAGAGACAGAAGAAGAAGTTGTTGTTGAAACAACTGTTGCTTCTATCTTCGAAGGTATGGATCTTTCTGAAGACTTCAAGAACAAACTATCAGTTGTTTTCGAAGCAGCAGTCAACGAACAAGTAACAGAAAAAGTAGAAACCATTCGTGAAGAGCTCGAAGGAAAGCTTGAAACCGAACTTAGCGAAGCAGTCGAAACAAGAATGACTGAAATCGTTGAGAACGTTGACAAGTATCTTGACTACGTAGTTGATCAGTGGATGGAAGAAAACAAGATCGCTATCGAAGCTGGTATTAAAGTTGAGATGGCAGAATCCCTAATGAATGGTCTTAAGGATCTATTCACCGAGCATAACATCGAAGTCGATGAAGAAACATTTGACGTAGTCTCTGGACTAGAGCAGCAAGTTTCTGAGCTCGAAGAAAAGGGTAACGAGCTTGTTAAAGAGAACATCGAACTAACAAAAACAATCGCTGGCATGAAAGCAGCAAGTGTTTTTGAAGAAATGACAGAAGGTCTTTCTGAGAATCAAAAAGAAAGATTCAAAGTCCTTTCAGAAAAACTTGATGTCGAAGATTTAGACGGATATGCCGAAAATCTTCGTGTAATCAAAGAGTCTTTCTTTAGCGAAGGCAAAGTAGCCACTCCTAAAGTCGAAGATATCGAAGAAGACGAAATTATTCTAGAAGAACAGGAAGTAAAGAAACCAGCTTCTGATTACTCTTCTATTAACGCTCTTGTTGAGGCATTCAACACAAGAAAAAAGAATAATTAATTAAAAATTGGTTTTTATAAATAGTTTTTACGTTAATTAAAACGAGGAGATAGACAATAATGAATAACTATCAAAGACTTGTGGAAAAGTGGAGCCCAATTCTTGAGCACGAATCTTTTTCACCAATCAAAGATGCACACAAGAAAGCAGTAACTGCTACCATTCTTGAGAACACAGAGCGTGCTCTTCAAGAAACAGGTGATCTTTCTGCCAACATGACAAGCCTTCTTTCAGAAGCACCAGCCAACGACGCCGGCACAAACGGTTTCTCTGGCCTTGCTACTGCAGCTGGTCCTGTTGCTGGTTACGATCCAGTTCTTATTTCTCTAGTACGTCGTGCAGTTCCTAACCTAATCGCATACGATATCTGCGGCGTTCAGCCAATGACAGGCCCAACAGGCTTGATCTTCGCAATGCGTGCACGTTATACTTCACAAGCTGGTGCAGAAGCCATGTTCAACGAAGCTGATACAGACTTCGCTGGTACAGGTACTCACACAGGTACGATCGCTGTAACCGATGCTGCTAACACAACACTGTTCAGCACAGGTACAGGTATGACAACTGCAGCTGCTGAAGCCCTAGGCGACGGCAACGGTACAAACTATGCTGAAATGGCCTTCTCAATCGAGAAAGTAACTGTTTCTGCTAAGACAAGAGCGCTAAAAGCCGAATACACAACTGAGCTTGCTCAGGATCTTCGCGCTGTACACGGTCTTGACGCTGAGTCAGAACTAGCCAACATTCTTCAGTCTGAAATCCTTTCAGAAATCAACCGTGAAGTTGTTCGTACAATCTACACAACTGCTGAAGTTGGTGCTGCTGGTACAGCTTCCGCTGGCGTATTCGACCTTGACGTCGACGCTAACGGCCGTTGGTCAGTTGAGAAGTTCAAGGGCTTAATGTTCCAGATCGAGCAAGAAGCTAACCAAATCGCAAAAGGAACACGTCGTGGTAAGGGTAACATCGTTATCTGCTCTTCAGACGTTGCTTCTGCATTGCAAATGGCTGGTGTACTTGACTACGCTCCTGCTCTTAACAGCAACTCTCTAGAAGTTGACGACACTGGCAACACATTCGCTGGCGTTCTTAACGGTCGCTTCCGCGTCTATGTTGATCCATTCGCAGGTTCTAACTACCTAATCGTTGGATACAAGGGTTCTTCTGCTTTCGACGCAGGTCTCTTCTACTGCCCATACGTTCCTCTACAAATGGTTCGTGCAGTTGGCGAGAACAGCTTCCAGCCAAAAATCGGGTTCAAGACTCGTTACGGCATGGTTGCTAACCCATTTGCTGAAGGTCACCTTGCATCTGGTAACTCCAGTGCACTTGGTAGACTTGACGCTGGTGTCAACAAGTACTACCGCAAGGTACGTGTTACAAACCTATTCTAAGGTTTATAACAAAAAGAGTAGGGTTCACCTACCACTTTTCAAGGGAGCCGTTCTGGCTCCCTTTTTTTATGCGTGATTTTTAATTGTACCAGTCTAAGAATACTTTAGCGAATACGTTTATCAGAGCGAAAGCGCTCAACACGATACCTATGATGTTTAACATTTTTAGTTGTTTCATAGTATCAAATATTCGCTTATCTGTACCGATTCGATCTAAGATACTCATTTGATGAAGTTGAGGAATGCCGATACCGTCTATTTTTTCTTGGTAGATAAAACCAAAGTTCGCGAATTCAAAATTGCACAACACTCTATTTCCTAGATTTTCTGCTTTCTGCATAACAACCTGTTTTCCTTCTGGAAGTTTGTGTGCTATAGACGCGTCGATCAATATAGGAATTTCTGTATCGGTGACGACGACAACGTGAGTCGCTACAGATTTGTAGCTATTAGGTGTGAAGGTAGTTTCATGTCCTACCATGTTTGTGAATTTAGTTTTTTGATCTAGAATACTAAGCTTCACTTCTTTTAAGTGACACTTAATTCCATACTGAGTTAGTAGATTAAAGATAATATCGCTTACGCTAATGCAATATCCTTCGCCCATCTTAGTCACTCCTGACTCGATGAGACGACTTAGAATTTTTACAATTGTTTGATATTCTTTATTCTTAGTTACGTCGTTATCGACGATAATAACACTCTCTGCTTTCTTAGATGCGGAGTAGTTAGTGGTAGTGTAGGCGTTACTTGTGTATTGGATTCGAGGTGAGAATATGCTCATATAGTTTCATTCTTAAAAAAGGTCTTATTCCACCGCGGATAGACCACATCATTATTTATCTTGGTCAGCAGCAATTTCTTCTAGAGTTTCTAAACAAGTTTTACACTGAGATCCAGCACCGGTGATTTCTTTAATACTCTCAAGATCACAATACTCAAGCATTTCGCGAATTGTACGTTCAGTCAGAGCTTTGCAAACACATACAATCACAGAAGGTACTCCTGAATGCGTCGTACAGTATCGATTTCAGTCTGTGGGTTATTCCACATACGATTTCGAGGGCTCGGATGTGGTATCTTGAGATGAGAGACCTGATTCCGTGTTAGCCACGTTGAGGCTACATTTCCTAGCGCTATAACCTTGTCGTACTTACGAATGAGATCGATATCATTGTAAGATCGATTAGTCCAGTCAAAAGACCGACCTACCCACTTGATGACTCGATTCTTAGTTGGTGACTTTTCGGGAGTTGTGTTGCCTGGCGACTCGCCAACGATTATCAATGTTTCCATATTGTTCTGCCAATTCTACGCAGGTAGCTACACCCTGTAGCTCTGCATCCATTACAAATTTTTCAGCCTCACGCTTCCGCATTAGTCCTTTATAGACTAATTCGCAAGTTTGAGGTTGAACGTAAGTTACATGAAATAAAGTAAAATCAGTAATCATACTTGCTCGTCGTACTTTACTAATTCTTTGTCTTTACCGAAGCCACGGGTTTTAATATACCCATCTTTGATGAACTGCTCGATGGTGAGGGCGATAATAACTTTCTTACCGTTTTCAACTCCTAAAAAGAAGCCTACAACTGTAAATACTATTGCAGTTACCCAATACATCCAATCAGCGAGCATAGTTTATTCTCCGTGTCTGCTTAAGACTTTTTCAATAATACGCTGAGTAGCGTCTAGTTCTTTAAGCTCTTGGTCGAAAGGATCATCTTTCTCGTTGATAGTGTTGTAGATGAACCCTTCAGAAAGAGCCATCTCGAAAAGAGCATCTTCTGAAATACTTTCTAGCTTAGAGAGACAAGCGCGCAGTAAAGCGTCTTTACTGATAGTACCTCGTCTAGCATCTTCGTAAAGCTGCTTAGCCATGCCTTTAGACATATCGTTCTCCTATTAAGTTTAATATAGTATTTTATAAAAATACAGTATTAGGCACGTTGTTCTTGAAGAAACCAGTCAGGATGTGATCCTTCGTATCCTTCAAATCCGCGCCACCAGCTTGGTGCTGGTCGTTTCCACTCCCACTTAGCAAACGGTTTTGCTGCGTGGTAGTACTTACGGTATGCAGTAACTGCATCACCTGGAACTTTACAGTCGGGATAGTGACTCATCGCTTGAGCGAACTCAGTGAGTCCTATGTCCGGTATGTTTTTTGGAGGCTTGGCGAGCAGTTCACCAAGCTTTTGATATGTCGCGTGTACTTTACCACGTCGGTATTCGTATTCTTCGGCCATCGCTTTGAAGTGGTCATAGTGCCATTCGTAGTTTGCTTTACTTTCTTTTGTCCATGTCGTACAGGGGTGAAACTTGTGTACAGCAAGGTAGTATAGTTCGTCACGCTCGTCCCCGAACGCGTAGTAAGTTTGCATAGTCTTTCCAGACTTGCTAGCACGCTTTTCAGGAATACCATCGAGCATGCGATGTACGGTTGATAACATCTGAGCAGACTCGACAATCATCTTAGGCACATGCTTATCGCACAGCATTGTCGCTGCGACTTTAGGATCATTGTCAAGTATAAAGATATTCATTATTCAACCCATACGTGATTATATCGATCAGGTAGAGAACCGCAAGTATAGAAAGCATCACTGTCGTGATTGACTACCCTAACGCATTCGCCAGTTACATTGCTGAAGTGAGCGTCTGGAATTTTAGCGTACCACGAAGTTACAAAAAGCAATGCTGTTACGGAAGCCCATAACGCCAGATAAAAAAGCCAGTCGTCTAGGAAAGCTTTAATCATAATGCTTAGCTTCCTTTTCTTCGATGATAGTAAACTGATAGCCTGAGTTCATACCAAAAGCAAGCGCTTCATCGAAAGTATTGAACCACTTGGTGTAATTGAAGTTGATCATATAGCAACCGTACATTATGCGGCCTCCTCAAACATTTCCAACCGAGCTTCGCGTTGTCCGCTGGAATCTTGGATCCAATTGCGCAGGCCAACAACTGCATCATCGTCGAAGCGCTTGACGTCTCGCTCACATTCCAGAGCACCGTTGACGAACCGAGCACGGATAACCGTGTCCCACTCGTCCACCACCTTCGACTCGTCGTAGTCGATCTCGTCGACGAGGTCACTACCGAGGACGTACTCCTCGCAGTAGTCCGAGCGATGCTCGATACACTCGAACACCATGTCGTAGAATCCCTCCGACATCGCCTGCTCGATGTTTACGTCGAGGACGTAGGTGTCACCACCCTTGAACTTCCAGTACTGAGGACACTCACCCACGCCGTCCCAGTCGTGGGCACCGTAGTTCTCGCGGTATTGAGTTTGAATGACCAGTTTCATAAGCAATTCCTCAGCAGTTTTTTCAATTTACACAGCAATTATATACTAGTTCAAAGCAATTGTCAACTGTTTTTTTCAATCCAGTCGACATTGAGCTTCAGCGTCAATCCCGATCTCTCGGAGCATTTCGGCGTAGACCTCAGCCCCAGCCATCTTTGCACTCATGTCCTGAGTGAAGCTTTGAGAAGGATCCCACAGAGAGTGTCCAGAGCCGACGTAAGACTTCTTGAACCCGAATTCTTTCAAGATGTTGAGAGCCTTACCGCGGACACCCTTCACGTTAACCCAAGCGAATCCACAGTTGAAAGGATGCTCGCCGTATTCGCGGATGTACTGATGGGTGCTTTCACCAGCAGCGTTACGAGCAGCGAAGAGAGTAGCGGTGAGCATGTCGAGTTTGATATTCATGATTAAGCCTCCAGAGCTTGTTGGTTCTTGTACTTGGCGAAAAGGGTAGCAAATTTAACCTTGCCTTCGAGATACTGAGTGAAGCTGGAGTAGCCAGGAATTCCGTTAGCCCGCATCTCGCAGTCCGCTTCACAGAAGCCTTCGTAGCAGATGGACATCTCACGGTCAGAAACGAAGCCGAGGGTGACCATCAGGTTCTTTTGTTTGGAGGTGAAGTTCATATTCAATTTCCTTTCAGTTTTTCCGATTTACTGTGCCATTATACCAAATCAAACCGAATTTGTACACCACTTTTTTCACTTTTTTTAGATCATTTTGGAATAAAGATGGCGGTCCTTATACCGCCATCGCGAAGGTGTAGACCGGACGGCCACCGTCGTAGAGCTTCATGGTGTCGTGGTGGAGTTCCTCGTCCTCGTCGTCAATCTCGATCTGGACCAGCTGCTTACCACGCCGGTAGGCTGCGAAGATCTCGATTCCAGGAGTCTTGGCCAGCTGAGCCCAGAGCTTCCGGCCACCAGCGGACTGGCAGGTACCAGCCTGAATGATGATCCCGAGCCGCTTCATGACGTACCGGTACAGGAGAGGGGCAATCCCGTGTCCTTGGAACCGGCTGTCAATCCGCATCAGGTCTACGTGGTAGGCACCCTTGCAGTAGTCGTTGGAGAGGTTAAGGTCCGCAATGACCTTGTGCTTGCCACCGGCGAGCTTCTGGGCACTGTAGAGTTGTACGAAGATGATGTCTTCACCGATGTCACCTTCGAGGTAGACCAGCATACCTTTCATGCGGCCCACGTACCGACCTTGGGGTCGTTGGGTAGCGAGGGTAACTCGCTTGTTCATTTCGATACGGTCCATGATTCAACCTGTATTACCAATTTACTGTCCCATTCTACCATAGCCCGAACCGTTTGTACACAACTTTAATGCCTTAAAAATCAACTACTTATGCATCATGAACATAAGTTATTGATTCTAAAGGGATTGTTTTTTATATCAAATTGTTACAAGGAATGGCTTCCTTATAACCGAAACCGATCACTCCAGATGCATTCTGAGCCTTCTTGTGGCGCCATGTAAGGAGTCCTACAGGAAAAGTGCCCGAAGGGCTCAGAGATGGCTGGATTTGGTCTGACTTGGTAGGACTGGGTGGAATTGAACCACCGGCATCCCGCTTATAAGACGGGCACTCTTACCACTGAGTTACAGTCCCTTATAAGTGGAGCAGAGTACGGGAATCGAACCCGTGTCATTAGCTTGGAAGGCTAAGGTAATACCATTATACGAACTCTGCATATTTGGCGGAGAGGGTGGGATTCGAACCCACGGTACGCTTACACGTACGACAGTTTTCAAGACTGTTCCATTAAACCAGACTCTGGCACCTCTCCTTATTAAGCTGTACTTATTTGCGATACCGAGGCAATCGGTAGTTTCTTATAAGCTGAAATGATCTTTGCTATTTGACCATCTGAGTGTGCTGCACTTAGGCTGCATCGTAGAAGACTGAGATTCCTAGGAGCTCCAGGAGGTACAACTAGGTTTACATATATTCCACTTTCAAATAACGAATTCCAGAACTTTCCTGCTGTAATTGAATCGGGCATGATAGCAGCAATCACTGGGCTAGGAGAAGCTCCAAGATCAAAACCTCTAGCTGATAAAGCACCGTGTACTTCTTTACAGTTGTTCCATAGACGCTTGCGAAGATGAGCACCTGTCTTTAGAATTTCTAAGGCTGCTCGAGTTGACGCAATAACAGAAGGTACGTTACTTGCTGTAAACATATAAGCTTTGATCTGTGTACGAAGACTCGAGATATTATGTTTGTGACTCGTAAAGAATCCACCGATGCTGCCCAAGCTTTTGCTAAAGGTGCCTGTCACAAAATCAATTCGATTCGATAAGCCCAATGAATCAGCGTAGCCGCGACCGTTCTTTCCCATAATACCGAAGCTATGAGCATCGTCTAATAGTAAGTATGCTCCGTGCTTTTCAACTACGTTACAAATAGATTCTAAAGGACTAAAGTCTCCAAGCATACTGTACATTGATTCTGTAATGACCAGTGTTTGCTTAATTTGATTCTTTAGTCTTGCGAGCTTTTTATCGAGATCAGCAACGTCATTGTGCTTAAAGCGATAAATGTTCGCACCTGAAAGTTTTGCAGCTTCATAGATACTCGCATGACAGTCGGCATCAAGGACAATATTGTCGCCTTGGCTAACTAGTGTCGAGATCGCTCCTAGATTTGCCACGTAACCAGTCGTGAATACAATGGTTGATTTCGTTCCTAGGAGTTCTGAAAGCTCTTGCTCTAAAAGAAGATGCGAATCGTATGATCCGTTTGCGAGCCTTGAGCCTGTGGTACCAGTTCCAAACTCTTGAGTTGCGTTGATACTTTGCTGAATGCAATGTTTGTTGAATGTAAGACCAAGATAGTTATTAGTACCTGCGAGAATTACTTCACGACCATTTACATAACCAGTCGTTGCTGTTTTGATTTCTACCTTTGGTGCTATTGCGTTATTCACTCCAGAGTCGACAAGATGATTGTGAAACTTGTCGGCAAGGTCCAACTTCTGGAGAATGTCCATGCCCGTGTTCCTTTTATGGCGCCATAGTAAATATTATATATTAAGAAAACGTAATTTTCTCTTAATAATTCCTTAACTTTTTCTTAATTATTTGGTGGTGATGGGTAGATTCGAACTACCGACACGCGGCGTATGAGACCACTGCTCTAACCAACTGAGCTACATCACCATTAAATTTCTACTTTATTTCTTTGTTTGACGAAGTCGTACGGATATATTCCAGCACGAACATCTCTTAATACAATGTCTTCATTTTGTATTTTTCTTCCTGCACGATAAGTTACCGCAAGAACTGCTTGGTAGTCTCCTCTGAAAGCCCATTCTATCTCATTAGAGTAATGAATGGATTCTGAGAATGTTAGATCATAAGAGCCGTTAGTTTTTCGTGTTAGAATAGGAGAACCTTGACCTATGCAATGAACGCTCTGACGATTGAACGCATTTCCTCTAGTCCATTCTGGACCGTAAACTGATCGGGATACTAGAGTTTGTCCTTGACTGTTATTAGGCACGTACCTAAAAGCGCTAAAACCAGGAGGAACAGTATCGCTATTGAATCTTACTTTGAGCTCTTCTTTTAAATCATTTACGAAATTATAGACTATAGGATCATTGTAAATGATAAGTCCGGAATCTTTAGAGATACCTCCGTATTGCTGGAATGCTCGAGCTCCACCTTCTTTCTTGTGTGATATAAAGCCTACTTCTATTCCACTACTATCTATGATCGCTATGTCAGCTTTTGGATCGCCTCGAATCTGGTCTGCACCAGCAGTCACACAGTTCTTTAATGTATATCTCTTTATGTTGATAGTGATCGGTCCACCTTCTTGATCAACCGCACTTTGAATTAATTTAATAAGACTTTCAGTCGCTTCTTGTTCTGCTTTCAGCACGTTTCGAGTTGGTGGTTTAGCTATTACTTGAAAGCTACCAATTTTTACAATACCGATCGAAGATATATTTAGTGATGAACGATCTTTAAGTAATCTTGCTTGAGAACTCTTAAAAGTTTTAACTACTTGATCGAGAGCTTGTTCCCTCTTTTCAGTTATAATAGCAACACGAGTATTAGTCATGCGCTTAAAAGTGTAACCTAGATCTTTAAGTTTTGTTTCAATATCTGTAATTTTCATTATAGTCTACTCAAAATAATTTAAATTATTTATCGTCGGACTATAATTATCTTGCGCGTTTGGAGTGCATGACAGGACTCGAACCTGCATAAAACGGATTTGCAATCCGGAGCCTAACCATTCGGCGACACATGCACATGAATTTTGGTGCTACCTCTCGGAGTCGAACCAAGGACACCCTGCTCTTCAGGCAGGTGCTCTACCAGCTGAGCTAAGGTAGCATGTTTGGGGTGACTAGAGAATTTCGAAATCTCGACCGCCTGGACCACAACCAGGAGCTCTGCCTCTGAGCTATAGCCACCATTGATTGGCGGAGGGTATAGGATTCGAACCTATGGATCGTTTTACCGATCGACGAGTTAGCAACCCGCTGCTTTAAGCCGCTCAGCCAACCCTCCAGAAATTGGTGGGCCCAGTAGGATTTGAACCTACACTCAACCGATTATGAGTCGGGTGCATTAACCGTTATGCTATGGGCCCGTGTTTGGTACCGGTGGAGGGATTCGAACCCACACTTTAAGGATTTTAAGTCCTTTGCCTCTGCCTATTGGGCTACACCGGCAAAGAATTGGTGCCGAGGGAGGGACTCGAACCCTCAAAACCTGGTTTCTAAGACCAGTACGTATGCCAATTCCGTCACCTCGGCGTTGATTGGTAGCGGATGCTGGAATCGAACCAACCTAGTCTGGCTTATGAAACCAGAGAATTCACCAGAATTCTAATCCGCAATAAAAGGTGCGGGGCTTCCACCCGCTGCTAATCAAACCTCGACGAGTTTCACGCGCGGTGATTAATCTGCCCAGGATTTTAAATCCTTAGGACTGAGCATACTATGCCGCCGAAATCCGGGGACTTGCCAGCACCTGTAAAGGTTTTAGTCTGGCTCTCAAGTATGCTTTAGAATATAGACTGCTAGGATTCCGCACCTCGCTTAGGAATCGGTCAGTCACTTGGAAGCAACGAGTTTATGTTCCAAGTTATGTTCGCTCTGCCCAATCTATATTCTCAACAGTATGATTTAGAATAGACACTGTTGCCCGAGGTTGCGACCCTACATGGACTTACTGACGCCAAAGCGTACTCAGTGCCTATTCTAAATTTGGTGCAGGAGGAGGGATTCGAACCCACAAGCCCGCTGGGGGCGACGAATTTACAGTCCGTTCCGGCTCACCACCTCCGGCGCTCCTACTACGTCACGTTGCGTGACGTTTCGTCCCCGATAGGACTCATCAGGCAGGCTATTTTTGTGCTTACGATATCCGCGCTTGGCTTGCGCCTTGCGATCAACGAACACCTTTGCAGTGTTGTATTTGTGGCCGTGTTTAGCCACGAAGTTGTGTTTCATGACTTTCTCCTTAAATAATTGGTACCAGAGGAAGGATTCGAACCTCCAAGGACGAGGTCACAGTGCACTGAGACTCGTGTGTCTACCAATTCCACCACCCTGGTATAAATGGTGGGTGATGACGGGTTCGAACCGCCGACCTACGCCGTGTAAAGGCGCCGCTCTACCAACTGAGCTAATCACCCGAACTTGGTGGACGAGAGTGGAGTTGAACCACTGACCTCACCCTTATCAGGGGTGCGCTCTAACCAACTGAGCTACACGTCCAATTTGGCAGGCCAGCAAGGATTCGAACCTCAACTAACGGTTTTGGAGACCGCTGTGCTACCGTTAACACCACTGACCCACTAATTTGGAGCGGATAACGAGGCTCGAACTCGTGACCCCGACCTTGGCAAGGTCGTGCTCTACCAACTGAGCTACATCCGCAAAACTGGCGACCCGTACCGGACTTGAACCGGTGACCTCCGCCGTGACAGGGCGGCATTCTAACCAACTGAACTAACGGGCCTTGAAATGGTACTCCGTATGGGATTCGAACCCATGATCTTCGCCGTGAAAGGGCGATGTCCTAAACCGCTAGACGAACGGAGCATAGAATTATTTGGCTGGGGTAGATGGATTCGAACCACCGAATGGCGGGATCAAAACCCGCTGCCTTACCGCTTGGCGATACCCCAATGAATTTGGCTCCGCGAGCAGGGCTCGAACCTGCGACCCGCTGATTAACAGTCAGCTGCTCTACCTGCTGAGCTATCGCGGAATAAATTGGTGGGCGTACTAGGATTCGAACCTAGGGCCAATTGGTTAAAAGCCAACTGCTCTACCGACTGAGCTACACGCCCGATTTATGTTGCCATTCTACCACAGTCTTTAGCAAATGTCAACAGTTTTTTTCTAATAAT